GGCGCCATCAAGCGCGGCGCCAGCGCAGCCACCACCGCCATGGTCGGCACACCCACCGTCACGATGACCCACAACGATGCCGGTGCAGCCGCCTGGACCGTGGCCGTCACCGCCGACACCACCAACGGTGGCATTGCCGTCACAGTCACCGGCGCGGCATCCACCACCATCAGGTGGGTGTGCAAGATCAACACTACCGAGATGACCTACTGATGGCCCTGATCACCGACCTCGCCGAGACTCCGTTCGGCATCGCCATCCCCGGCGCCTACGCCAGGATCTCCCTGCTCCGTGCCGACAAGCACGGCTTGCTGCTGCAGGTCAGCCACTACGCCACTGAGGCAGCCGCCAAGGCCGGCGCCAGCCCCATCCTCGACCGCACCGAGTTCGCCCCCACCGAGGAGCTGGCCCCCGGCCCCAACCCGCTGGCGATCGGTTACGCCTGGCTCAAGCAGCAGCCTGCCTACGTCGACAGCAAGGACACCTGATCATGGCCTCCCGCAGCGAGCAGATCCTTGCTCACATCGCAACCACCCTGGCGGCCACCGCCGGCATCGGCACCGTCTACCGCTCCAGGGTGGAGGCCTTCTCTCGTGATGAAGCGCCCGCCATGGTGATCGAGCCCGGTGGTGAAACCGCTCGCGAGATGAGCACCTGCAAACTCGACTGGACGTTGCCGGTGCTCATCGCCATCCACACCCGTGGCAGCATCCCTGATCAGCTGGCCGATCCGATCCGCGTCTCAGCTCACAGCCTGCTCATGGCTGACCGCACCCTCGGCGGACTGGCGCTGGACATCATCCCGCTCGGCACCGATCCACAGCGCGACAAGGCCGATCTCACCTCCCTCTGGCTGGTCTGCACCTATCAGGTGCGCTACCGCACCCTGGCCAACAACCTGGAATCTGCATAGCACAGGCCAAGCTAGGCTGGTCACAGATCATGTCTGCGTCAATGGCTCGCACCCAGATCAAGCCGCAGGCTGAGGATGCACCTCTGCCGCCACCGCCCGCCGAAGGTGGCAGCTACATCCTCTCCGGCGGCTCCTGGCTGTGCGTGCAGCAGACGGCGCCCGCCGCCGCCGCTGCAGACACCGCCCCCGAATCTGAGGACTGACCCATGGCCCTGTGGCGCAATCGCCTGGCCCTCGTCAAGACCGAGGCCACCTATGGCACCAGCAGCAGCCCCGCTGCCACCGATGCTCTGCTGTTCACCGAGCTCGACATCGAGCCCCTGGCGCTTGAGCTGGTTGAGCGCGAAACCATTCAGGCATACATGGGCAACCGCGCCAGCGTGGTTGCTCAGCGATCGGTGCCGCTCAAGGCCACGGTTGAACTGGCCGGCTCCGGCACGGCTGGCACCGCCCCCCGCTGGGCGCCGCTGATGATGGCCTCGGCCTGCAGCGAGACGGTCGTCGCCAGTACCAGCGTCACCTACGCCCCGGCATCCTCCAGCCACAGCTCCTACACCTGCGACTTCTACGCCGACAACGGCAGCCGTCAGGCGATCACCGGCATCCGTGGCACTGCAGAGATCAGCCTCACCGTGGGTGAGATCCCGACGATCGCGTTTGAGCACATGGGGCTGTATGCCGCCCCCGGCGCCCTGAGCCGTCCGTCGGAGACCTACTCCGCCCAAGCTGCGCCCGTGGTGGTCAATGCCGACAACACCGCCAGCGTCAGCGTGCATGGCTTCAGCGCCTGCCTGCAGTCCTTCACCCTGTCCCTAGGCGTCGAGACTGTGTTCCGCCAGCTGGCCGGCTGCACCAAACAGGTGCTGGTCACCGATCGCAAGGCCACCGGTTCGATCACGATCGAGCTGCCTGCCTTCGCCACGAAGGATTTCCTCACGCTGGCCAGCAACCAGACCACCGGCGCGATCAGCTGGGTGCATGGCGCCACCGCAGGCAACATCATCACCTTCAACGCCAGCACCTGTGCATTCGATGCGCCGACCATTGAGGATGGTGACAGCGTGACGATGATCACCCTGCCGTTCCGTCTGCTGCCCAGCGGCAGCGGTAACAACGACTTCTCCCTCGCTCTGACCTGATGGCCTTCATCCTCGAACAATCGCCCACCTTCTCCTGGCCGATCGTGATCCGGGAGCTGGTGGACGGTGGCCGCTACCGCACCCATCAGTTCGAGGCGGTGTTCAACCGCCTGCCGCAGGATCGGATGGAGGAGGTGCAGCTGGCCTACCACCGCATCAAGACCGAGGTGCAACGCGATGAGCTGATCGACGCGCTGCCCACCCGCGAGATCGCATCTGAGATCCTGGCCGGCTGGAAGGGCATCACCAACCCTGACGGCACCGATGTGGAATGCACGCCCGCCACAAAGGAGCAGCTGCTGAAGGTGGCCACCGTGGCCGACGTGCTGGTGGCCACGTTCTTCGAGGCGCACGAGAAGGCGCGAGCAAAAAACTGACGGGCGCCGTGGATCACCTCATGCGTGCTGGCAAGGGTGACACGGCGCAGCTGCAGAGCGATGCCGCTGCTTATGGGGTGATCCTGGAATCGCATCATCTGGCGCCCGCGCACTTCACGCTGTGGCATGATCTTTGGCCGGCAGTGCATCTGTTCATGCGATGTCTGACTCAATGGCGCACCAGCATCGACGGTGTGGTCGGGTTGGATTATGGGGTGATGCTGCAGCTGGCCAGTCTGCTCGGGGTGACAGTGACCGAGCAGGTGCTTGATGATGTGCAAGTGATGGAAGCCCACGCGATCGCCAAGGCGAAACGGAGGAAGTGAAATGGCGGTGATGCAAGCGCTGCTGCAGGTCAAGGCTGATGTCACCGGCGAGGGCCAGGTCAACGCACTGGGTCGGGCGATCGGTGGCATCAAGCAGAAGGCCACTGAAGCCAGCGTGGGGCTCAAGGGTCTGACGGCTGCCGCTGGCATGGGCGGCCTGGCCGGATCATTCAGCATGCTGGCACCGCTGCTCAGCGTCGGCGGCCTGGTGGCCATGACCAAGAAGACGCTCGATGCTGGCAATGAAATGTTCAACCTGTCACAGAAGACAGGCGTGAGCGTTGAGGCATTGGCGCGATTCAAGAAAGCAGCATCAACATCCGGCACAGATGTTGAGACGGTGGCCAAGGCGATCACCAAACTTTCCAAGGGAATGTTTGAAGCAACGCAGACTGGGACCGGCCCAACAGCAAACGCATTGAAAACCCTTGGTGTCAGCGCAACTGATGCAACCGGCAAGCTGCGCAGCGCTGATGCCGTCATGCTCGACATCGCGACGAAGTTCAAGGGCATGCCTGATGGTGCGCAGAAAACTGCTCTTGCGATGCAGTTGTTCGGCAAGTCTGGCGCTGAACTGGTGCCAATGCTGAATCTTGGCGGCGAAGCGATCGACAAGATGAAGGTGAAGATGACAACCGCCTTCGCAGAGAAAGCTGATCAATACTCCGACAAGCTGACCATGCTCGGCGGCAAGGTTGGTTCTCTCGGCGCTGACATCGCAATCGTCCTGCTGCCTGTGCTGGACAAGATGGCTGATGGCATCACGGCTGTTGTCGACTGGTTCAACAAGCTGGATCCAGGTATCCGCAACGCGATCGTTGCGGTGTCGCTGTTCGCCATCAGCTTCGGCGCCATCGCTACGGTCATTGGCACGGTCGTTGGTGCGCTGGGCACGATCGGCACAGCCGTCGCCGGCCTGGGTGCTGCATTCGCCGGCACCGGCATTGCTGCCACGATCGCCGGCTGGTTGCCTGCGATCATCGGCGCCACCAGTGGGATCGTGGCGGCCCTCGGCGGCATCCTGACCTTCGTCACCGGCACGCTGATCCCTGGCCTGCTGGCGGTGGTGACTGGCCCTGTCGGTCTGACCGTGCTGCTGGTGGCCGCGATCGTGGCGTTGTTCATCGCCTTCCGTGAGCCGATCATGAACTTCCTGACCTGGGTATGGGAGAACCTGGTGGGAGGCTTTCAAAAGATCGCTGATTGGTATATGAATGTCTATGTTAAGTTCTGGGTTGATCTGTGGGCCAACTACATCGTCAAGCCAATTACAGATTTTCTGTCCTGGTTTGGCAATGTGTTTATGAAAGGCTGGGAAGCCTACGTCAAGAGCATCCGAGGCATATGGGATGCAGCTGCTGGGTTCTTCACACAGGCATGGCAAAATGCTGGCAACTTTATTACCGGAATATGGGGTGGCATCATCAATGGATTGCGAGGGATTGTCAATAGTTTCTTTGGAGCCTTCTTTGGCCAGATCAATTCAGCAGTTCGTGCCATCAATGTATTGATCGCCGGCTTCAATAAACTGCCTGGCCCTGATATTTCGTTTATTCCTCAGGTGCCTGTTCCTCGATTCGCCGAGGGCGGCGTCGTTGATCGCCCCACTCTGGCCATGGTTGGCGAAGGTGGCGAGCGCGAGTACATCATCCCTGAGTCGAAGATGGCAGGCGCTGCCGCGGCCTACCTCGGCGGCGCCCGCGGCGCGTCGGTGGTTGGCCCCAGCACCATCAACGTGACCACCGGCCCGGTGCTGCAGCAGCAGGGTCAGAACTGGGTCACGATGGCTGACCTGCAGCAGGCGATGCGTGCCACCGAGGCCGCCACCCTGCAGCGCATTCGCACCCCTGCCGGCCGCGCTGCCTTGGGCATCCGATGACGGTCGTCTCTCAGAGCCAGTTCCTCAGGGTCTACACCAGCGCCGGTGCAACCCTCCACCGCTGGCAGTCGTACTACGCCCACACCACGCAGCAGCACGCTGGAGCGCTGTGGTCCTACCTGCCGTTCGATGCGTCTGGCATCACAGCCGGCCAGACAGGTGACGAATCTGGCGTGACCATTACGCTGCCAGCGGTGCCAGCGGTGGTGGATGCGATCGAGCTGGCGATCACCCAGTCGCATCGGTGGGAGCTGACCATCTACCAGTTCACGCCAGGGCGCGAGCAGCAGCAGATTTTGGTGGAGACCTTCACCGGCGAGATCGTTCGCGCAGTGGCAACACTCGGCGCGATACGAATCGACCTTGGCTCTACCCTGTCACCAGTGGGTGCGCAAATCCCACCTCGGACGCTGACCAGTAACCTGATCGGCAAAGGCTGCAGACTATGAGCGGGCTGATCTCTAGCGATCCACTGGCGACCCTGGCCATGGAGTCAGGCATGGTCCGGGCGCCACTGGCCGAGGGTGCAGCGCAGGGCGACACACAGCTCGACAGCAAGCAGCGTGCAGCGGCCATCGGCGAACCGGTGCCGATCGTGTTCTGTCGCCGTGATGAGACAGCAGGCACGGGTGGTGTCCTGATCTCTCCAGCCGCCACTGAGGCACGGTTCAGCAACGATGCCAGCAATGCCGTCACGGCGTCCTACCACCTGGTGCTGAGCGAGGGGCGCATCGGTTCGATCCAAGTGCGTGATGTCTTCCAGCGATCCTGCCGGGTTGGATCCCACAGCCAGACGTATGACCGTCGAGCTGGCACGTGGGAGCCCGGCAACTACATCACGGCGCACGCTGGCTACACAACACCGGAATGCCCGTACTATTGCGGGACGATTGGTGTATATACCGGCATGTCAACGCTGTCGTTTACTGTTACGATCCCGGATGGATTTGATCAATGGGATCGACAAGTGCATTGCTTCATCCGAAACGGAATGGAAGTAACGCGGCTGTTGGATAACGTAACAGGATCCAGCAACAACTTCGCCGATCTATACAACTGGTCTCTGAGTAATTGCGCCAAGCTGAGCGCCGATCAGATTGATTACAGCAGCCTGGCAAGCGCAGCGCAATTCCTGCATGTCAATGGTTTTAACTGCGACATCAATATCACCAAGAGTCAGAACCTTGGCGACATGGTGGCCGACATGGCGCCATATTTCTTGCTGACCGAAACCCGCGTTGCGGGTCGTCGCGGCTTACGGCCGGTGCTGCCAGTCAACAGCGATGGCACAATCAAGACAACACCAATCGAGTGGGCCTATACGTTTACAGAAGATCATATTTTGCCGGATCAGTTGCAGATCAGCTATGTGCCGCCAGCCGATCGCAAGCCATTCGCCGTGCGTGCAATCTGGCGGCAACAGCTTGATGATGATCATGGCATCATCCGCTCCAGTGAAGTGCGCCTGGCTGGAGAGGCAGAGGAAGGGCCGTACGAACAGCATGACCTTTCGCAATTCTGCACACGCGAAAACCATGCAGTAAAGATCGCCGCATACATTCGTGCGCGACGGAAATACACAACGCACACAGCCAGCGTGTCATGCCGGACGATCGACTTCCCGCAGACCCTGCAGGCAGGCGACATCGTGCGACTAAAGCTGTACCGCTCTAGCGACATTGCAGCATCGGGGTTGTGGGATTACCTTTACCAAATCGAGCGCATCACCAAGACAGCAGCCGGTGATGTCAGCATGGATCTGGTTCATTTTCCGATCAACAGTTCAGGCGTGAGCCCTATTGCGTTAGCAGTGGCTGAAACGTTTGGGACTGGCATTATGCTGACCAGTAATCGCACGGGAGTGAGCTGCGACGCAAGTCCTTCTAGAGCAAGCGATACGAGCGTACCAGCGGAGACGTATCAGTCTGGAACATACGTTGCTCCAGTCAGCTACATATACGGCGGAGGCATCTGGGAGGAATGGTCGCAGGTCCCACCTGACATTGATGAAGAGGTGCCGCCAAACGTAATTCTCAACGAGCCGAAAGACCCGCCACCGGAGGAACCGCCAGAAGAAAAACCTGAGCCAGCGCCTGAGGCAGAGACTGAACCGCAACCACCACCGCAACAGGTTTCAGGATTTCAAGGTCCTTTTGCTCCGGAAAATTGGATAGAACATAAAATAATCTTCTATGATAACGAATGGCGAGAGCCAGGTTTTTACAACCCAGGATTGTATGGAGGATATGTTGTCTACGGATACACCAATGGCGTACCGACCGAAGCGACGCTATACGCTCCTAGGGTCGGGGTGCCGGGCCACCCATTTCTCGGCCCTTACTGGCGCACATTTATTCTATCAATTCCAATTTCTTATCCCTGCACAATTTCGTTCAATTGGTCTTTTATTCCACAATCTTATGACATGCAATGGGAAGATGATTTTCCGTTCATAAATTATCCTTTTGATGATGCGACCTTCTCGCAAGAAACATTAGTTTTTCCTAACGGTTTTAATAATACCGCGGGGCCATTCAATCAAAGTGGAACGCATACTGTTACAGCCACTGTTTCCACTAAGTTTGCATTTCAGATTGATTCAGTGGATTCTGATCTACAAAGAGGCAGATTCATAATCAGCAATTTCGTCGTAACCCCCTTGTAGCCATGGCCCTGTTCCCCGCCCTCGCCCCCAGCACCAGAACCTTCACGCCAGGCAGTCATCCCTTCACCGCCTACACATCCATGTCCGGCCAGCAGAGCCGGGTGCGGCATTCATCCATCACCCTGAGCGGTCAGCTTGATCTGACATTCATCCGCCTAAGCCCTGCTGATCGGCAGGCGATCGAGGATCACTACCGCGGGCAGTTCGGCGAGTTCGTGCCGTTCTACCTGCCAGCTCAGACGTTCTCAGGGTTCACCCCATTGGACGTTGATCCCTCTGGTCTCTGGCGCTATGCGCAGCCGCCCGAGTTTGAGGACCATTGCGGTCCGACCGCAACGGCTACCGTCAAGCTGATCTCTGTGCCAGGCGGTGCAGCCGGCGCCCAGCTGGAGCCTGTCACCGTCTCGATCACAACCGCGTCCTGATCATGGCCACCTTTCCAGCGCTGGAACCTGCCACACGCTCATACAGCATGGGGCGCTATCCGATGGTGACGCAGCAGGTATTCGCCGCCGAGCCGGTGCGATTCCTGCAAAGTGCTGTTTCGATTGGCTATGTGCTCAAGCTGGGTTACACCTTCCTGACCGCAGCCGAGGCGAAGCTGATTCGTGATCACTGGCGTGAGCAGTTCGGCGGCATCGAGCCATTCTTGCTAAGCGATGAGGTGATGCTGAATCACGGCGACGCGAACATCGTCAGCGCCACCAAACGATGGCGCTACAGTTCACCGCCGCAGGAACAGCAGCTGACCGGTGGTCTGGTCAACATCACGCTGGAACTGGAGACCGTCGAGGGCACCTTTGTCCTGGGTGCTGCCATGGCCATCGCCGTTGCGATCGTGGTCGGCAAGGCCAATGCTGGCGGCCCGGCCATGGTCATCGGGATCGTTGTCTCCTTCGCACCAGGCTCGGCCGAGGGGCCCGATCACAAGGCGCCTGGCGTTGATCTCATCATCACCGCCACCATGGCGCCTGGTGCTGGTGGAGCGCCGCCGCTGGAGCGCACCATTAACGCATCCATCACGGCCGGACAGGCCAGCGCAGCGGCCACGGCCATGGCCCGGATTGTCACCGCATCCATCGCAGCCGGCTCTGCCAGCGCGGTCTAGGATCGGTTGACGACTGGTTCACCGTATGGCTTCGCTCGTCTACAACTCCGCCGTGGACGACATGGCGCGTGGTCTGATCGACTTCGACTCAGACACGTTCAAGGCCATGCTGGTCACCAGCACTTACAGCCCCAACAAGGACACGCATGACAAGCGCGACGACGTGACCAACGAGGTGACTGGCACCGGCTACACCGCCGGCGGCACCACCTGCGCGGTCACCGTCACCAAGGACACGGCCAACGACAAGGTGACGATCACTCTTGGATCTGTCAGCTGGTCTAGCAGCACCATCACCGCCCGGGGTTGCGTCTACTACAAGAGCCGGGGTGGCGCCAGCAGCGCCGATGAGATCGTCGCCTACAACGATTTCGGCGGTGACGTGAGCACCACCGGCGGCACGTTCTCAGTGGCGGCAAGCACGATCACGTTGCAGAATTGACCATGCCAGGCGATCACGAGGTCACGCATGGAGACATCCTGCGTGCCATCGGCACCATCGAGGGCAAGCTCGATGCGATGCACAGCAACCTGGGGCAGAAGCACACTGACATTGCCGAGGCGTTTCGACGGCTGGGCGAGGCTGAGAAGCGCATTGCCCAGGGCATGATCATCGCTGTGTCAGTGGGCGTGATCTTCCCGTTGGTGTGGCAGGCCATGGGCACACAAGTGCACTTCGGCCATCCACCGGCTGAGGTCCGGCAGTGATCAACGACATCACGCCGTTCTTCGAGCACTGGAAGGGTCTGCCCCATCAACGCGCCGCGGCGCAGCAGCTGTGGGAGGCGGTGCCGGCCAGCCTGAAGAAGGATGACGCGGCCTGGTATGAGACATGGAAGGCTGCCGGCAAGCAGGCTGAGCCACGGGCGCTGACCAACCCGCTGCAGTGCCGCTACTTCAGCCAGCGCGACTCGGCGACTGAGCATGCCCTCCGGATGTGTTTCAGCAGCAGCTGCGCGATGCTGCTGGAGACCATGCGGCCCGGCACGCTGACCGGCCCCAATGGCGACGACGCCTACCTCGGCCGGGTGCTCCGCTACGGCGACACCACCGAGGCGACCAGTCAGATCAAGGCGCTGCAGTCCTTCGGCATTGAAGCCGGGCTGGTGCGCAACGCCAGCTGGCGCACGATCGAGCAGCAGATCGACCAGGGGATCCCGGTGCCGATCGGCATCCTGCACAAGGGGCCAGTGAGCGCACCCACCGGCAGCGGCCACTGGATCTGCGCCATCGGCTACGACGCCGACGCCCTGGTGGTGCACGACCCGTTCGGCGACCTCGATCTGGTGAGCGGCGCCTACGTCAACAACTGGGGCGCTCGGCTCCGGTACTCCCGCCGCAACCTCGGCCCGCGTTGGATGGTCGAGGGGCCCGGCACTGGCTGGGCAATCATTGCTCAGCCCTAGGCTGGTGCCATCTGCATGTGATCCATGGACGCCAACACCGCCGCGATCGTCGCCATCGCTGTTGCTGCCGGCAGCGAGATCATCGCGCTGTCGCCGCTGAAGGCCAACAGCTTCGTACAGCTGGCGCTGCAGTTCTTGCGCATGGCGTTCCCCAAGCGGTGAGTCGAACGTGCACAAAAAAGGGGCCTTTCGGCCCCCGGTAGTTCAGTCCTCCTCGATCATCTGATCGACCGTCTCGATGATCCGATCAGCGGCCTGGATCAGGCCAGCCACGTTCTCTTGGAAGCGGCGATCGGATTCCTCAAGCGCGGCGATCAGCTCGGCGAGGCTTTCTGAAATCTTCATGTTTCTAGATGCGGGGTACAGGGCATCTCTGCCCTGCACTCAAGGTACTGCCGGGGCCTGCCCATGCACAGGGTCGTGTCACAACTCTTCACATTTTCGTGGGCACAAAAAAAGGGGCCCCGCAGGGCCCCGTGTTCAGGCTGCAGCCTGCTGCGCCTTGAGGATTGCGGCGTCGATGAACGCTTCTCGTAACACTCGGCCCCGGTTGCCCGGGGCATGCCCTCAGCAGGACCACTCTTCGAGTTGGGCGGCCAGGTCACGCATCTCTGCGGCCAGTGCCAAGCCCCGCTCGATCGAGCGTCCGTAAGCCGAGAGGGCGGCGTCCAGTTCAGCGAGCAGCAGCGCTGTCTCCTGGCGGTCCGCCTCGATCTCGGCGAGGAGGGCGCGGTCGGCGTCGGTCATGTCGATCTCCGGTGTGTGGATGAGCCCCCAGGCGGGACTCAGCGGTGCCTGGGTGTGGGCCACCACCGGGATCGGGGCCGACGCCCCGCGAATATGCAGTTGTCCAGGTTCTGGGCTCTGGGCCCGATGCGTTCATCATGCACCCGGCCGCTGCTTCATGCCGTGGGGATGTCGCAATCCGTAACACACGGCCCGAGATGGCGGATCCGGTAAAGCCCGCCGCCGGGCCGGTAGTCGAGCAGGTCGGCCTCCCACAGGCGGCTGAGCCGGCGGCTCACGGCCGACTGGCTGCAGCGCCAGTGTTCGATCAGATCGGCGGTGCGGACCAGGCACGGCGGATCCACCAGCTGGCCCAGGTCGAGCCAGTCGAGCAGCACGCCATCCGGCACGCGATGGCGCAGGGACAGGAGATCGGTGGGGGTCATGAGGATGCCCCGGTTGCACGGGGCCTGTGGGCGATCAGACCGAAGCCAGCTGCTCGCGAATCCGGCCCATCACCTTGGCCGATCGGCGTGCGCGCGGCGCTGCGGCCGGCTGCAGTCGCTCGGCGATCGCTGCCAGCTGCTCAAGGGCATGTTGCGCCTGGCCCAGGCGGTCACAGGCGTCGCGGTATGCCTGCTCATAGAGGTCGACGCGCTGCACCACCTCCTCGGCCGGCAGGTAGGAGCCGGCAGAACTGATGTGGACGTAGACCGGTTCCGGCTGAGGTTCACCCTCGCGCACGATCTGCACGGAGCGGATCAGGTTGCGGGCCTGGTGCTCGCGATGAAGCTCGGCCGCCACCTCGTCGTTCCACTCAAAGACAGGGTGGAGGGGCGCGTCATCGGGGCGAGCATCTTGGACGACGAGCGGAGCGGTGAGCTCACCGTTCTCGCGGGAAATGCGCGCCAGCTCTTGGCCGGCGACCTGAGCATCGACACCGCTGACGCGGGTGCCGGTGCGGAAGCTGTAGGTGATGGTCATCTGAGTTGAGAGTGAAGGTGAAGGGGCGGAGAGACCGCCCCGATGGTGCCAAACCGGCGGTGCCGGTGCGTGCGATAGCGAGCCGAGGCCCGCCTAGCCAAGCCAGACCGGGGCGTGCCCGATCAAGCCATGGCTCGCCTTGCCTGCGGTGCCGCACCGCGCCCCGCCGGGCCATGCCTGGCCAAGCCTGCCGAACCACGCCTGGCCCGGCCTTGCCAGGCCGCGCCTCGCCGCGCTCAGCCCCGCCTCGCCTTGCCTGCGATGGGATGCCAAGCCTCGGCTGGCCTTGCCCCGCCTTGCCGGCGATGCCTGACCCGGCCGGGCCTTGCCTGGCCACACCATGCCGCGCCACGCCTGCCGCGTCGGGCCGTGCCATGCCGGGCCATGCCGGGCCATGCCATGCCTGCGGTGCCGAGCCCCGCCAAGCCGGGCCATGCCCGGCCTTGCCATTCCAGCCATGCCTGATTCTCTCCATCACACGATCTCGAACAGGCCGAAGCCCAGGCCGGCGCTCATCTTCGAGTCCGGCCGTCCCTCACCGATGCCCACCTGCAGGCCCACACGGGCGATCAGGTTCACCACGTCATCGGATGTGAGCATCCCGGCGTCGTACCGGATCCGCAGCGTGGCGCTCCACTCGCGGTAGAGCGGCCGGCAGCGCAGGTCGACCACACCAGTGGCGTTCCGCGTCGGGGCCACCCACGGCTCAGCTTCACCGCTGGTCAGCCGCACCAGTGGCGCGCCGTCCACGCGATCGAAGCCGTCCTGCAGCACCATGAACGCCAGCTTGGCGTGCGTCATCTTGAAGCCGCACGCCCGGCAGGCGCTGATCGCAGCATTGCGGAAGGCCGCGGCATGGATGCCTTCCCAGCCTTCGTCGGCGATGTGCTTGGCACCTTCATAGAGGGACTCGAAGTCCTTGGCCTCACGCTGCTTCCGGCTTTTGGCGGTGCTGCCAGCCTCCTGGGTCTGGCGCATCATCTCCATTGCCTTGGCGCTGAAGCGGTTGATCACCAGCGGAGCAGTGCCTTGGATGTTGATCTCAAGCCGGCGAAAGTCCGGCGGGGTGATGGTCGCGATTGCGGCCGCTTTCGTGGTTGCCATTGAGTGATGGGGTGAATGTCGGACCTCTCGGCCCGTGAGCACAACCTATGGGCCAGGGTTCCCCCGTCCAGCCTCATCGCCCCAAACCGTTACAACCTGTCACACTCCAAGGTCGTCGCTCACCCTGGCGACGGCGAATGAAAAAGCCCGGCTGTCTCACGGCCGGGCCCCACTCCCATCACACCGGTTCGCGCCGGCAGTCCTACGCTACCTCCGACCCCTGCCTGGGCTCGATGTTCTGGCTGGACATGAACCTGTCGCTCTCGGATCAGTTCGAGATCGAGAAGCAGGTGCGCTACATCCAGGGCTGCACCGATCTGCAGGAGCTCAGGCACCTGGCGGTGGAGCTGCTGCGGTTCTCATCGCTGCAAGCCCACATCTCCAGCCAGCTGGTGCTCCAGACGGCCGAGATGGAAGCCGACATGATCGGCGAGCCGACGGCTGAGCACCAGCAGCTGGCGGCCGAGATCCTGGCTCAGCGGGCGAGCAGCTGATCGAGGTAGAGCTCAGCCTGCCAGCGATCCTCTGCGTAGCGGCAGACACCATGAGCGCAGGCGCGGTGCTCAATGTGGCCGCGATCGGTCCGCAACACTTCGATGGTGCCGCCGTCGCGGTGGATCACATCGAGCACCTGGGTCACGGGAGGATCCTCGACGCCAGCCACAGAGTAAGGCCGCAGACCACGCAGTAGGCGACGGTGAGCAGGAGGAAGTCGTGGAGGGTCATGGGACCTGCCGCTGCAGCAGCTCGGCGGCGCGATCAAGCCGATCAGCTTGGCGGATGTCAAACGAGGTAGGTGCAGGTTCTCCTGGTTTGCCATGGCGTCTCCAATAGGCAATGCCCTTTAGCGTCTCGACCAACTCCGCCACCTCACCATCGCTAGGCTGCCCAGTGACAGAGGCCGGCTCCCTGCCTTGCGGCACAGCCGGTTCATCTGCCAGGGCGGCGCGGGCCTCAGCATCAATGTGAGGCGGCACAGAGCTGCCCGTCCGGTGCGCGTGGACGTAGATGGCCATCAGGTATCGAAGGTCCGTCATCATCCCCTGCTCCCCTGCACGGTGGCATCCCCGTTGTAGCGGCCAGTGACTGCGTAGCTGCGCTGGGGGGTGGCGGCCATCTGGTGGAACACCATCTGGCCGATCTTCATGCCCGGCCACAGGGCGACCGGGTGCAGCTGGCGGCTGTTGACCAACTCAAGGGTCATGACCCCGTGGAAACCTGGGTCTGCGTACCCAGCCATCAAGTGTTCGATCCCCTCGCGGGCGCGGGAGGACTTGAGCATGAACTGCGCGGCGATGTCGTCGGGCAGATGGAACGTCTCAACCGTGCAGGCCAGCACGAACTGCCCCGGCTTGGGCAGGTAGGGGTTCTCCTGCGTGTGCTGGTGCAGCGGGTAGGGCACCAGCTCCAGGCCCTCGGCAGATTCGATCAGCAGGGTGGGGCCGAGTCGCACATCCAGCGACGCCGGGTTGACCAACTCAGGATCAAAGGGACTTACCATGCCGCCGTTGCAGCGGGCGGTGATTTGCCAGTCAGCGAGGATCACTGCTCCACCTCCTGCTGCTGTTGCGCAGCTTGGGCGAGGCCGGTGTAGAGCGCGTGCATCGGGTGCGCCGGGTCGTGCCGGCCGTCAGCCTCGTAGAGCGCTTCGAGGCGGTCTTGCACCGCCTGTTGTTGGATGGGGTCGCAGTTGTTCATCGTTCGGTTCCGTTGAGGCGATCGGCTACCAGCTGGGCGTAGCCGGCGATGTCGTGCCAGTTGTCGGCATAGTCGGGGTCTCCGTTCAGGATCCGCCCGATCTTGTGGCAGATCATGTCCAGGGCCTCCTGCTGATCATGGGCCAGCGCTTTTCGGCGCAGATGCAAATGCCTATTGATGATCTGCTTCAGATCTTGAGTGCATTCGGCATGCCCAGTGAACTTGCCGTAACGCTGGCCCCGCTCCTGCAGGGTGTCGGTGATGTCCATCAGATCACAGTCCGGGTGTTGTGGTTTGGGTCGGTCTCATCCAGGTGGCACTCAGGCCCGAAGCCGGTGGCGAGCACTTCAGCGCGGGATGGCTCGGCTCGCTCGGCGTCGGTGGCCTGCAGGCTATCCAGCCAGCTGTCCAGGGCTGCCCTGCTGGTGGTGCTGCCCTTCAGCCTGAGGAACCGCCGCAGCTCGCGCTGGCAGCGGATCCACACGCTGGCGCTGCGGGCGTGAGCGATGAAGAACCGGCCGTTGATGTCGCGGCCGGTCTCGATGCTCATCCCACCCTGCAGGTTCAGGCGGTCGCGGCGCATGCCCTGATCTCAGTGGACCATCCATGGACGTGACGCAGCAGCGCCTGGCGCTCATGCGCGAGGTCGAGCGATGGCGTCAGCCACGCAGCGTCAGCATCGGTGTCGACCGTCAGCCCGGCGGCGAACGGTGCAGTTTGATCAGTGCCGGCCGGTGCGCAGATCCAGGCGCGGCCGCGGCGAAGGTAGTAGTGCTTCACAGGACAGGGAGAGGAATGGTGGAGCAGTGGATGCGCGGCACCAGCCAGACGCTGGCGTCGTTGGTGGCCAGCACCTCGTAGTAGGGCCAGCCACGGATGGTGAGAACACCGGTGACGGTGGCGGTGTCGAGCACGCCCCAGCCGAGGATGTAGACCTTCTGGCCGCGTTCGTAGCGCTGGCCCCGGCGGTGGGTTCTCATGGCTGCTTCAGCGCCTGGCATGCGCGGACATGGCCAGCATTGCAGTCAGCGCGGGTCATGTCATCCAGCGTGGTGGTGAGGCAATACCAGAAGGCACCGGCGATGCCGGTGCAGATGGCGAGGCCGGCGGTGAAACGGAGGAGGGATTGCACGGTTTGCACGGTTTGCACGGTTCGGGAGTGGGTGCCGGGGTGGGCCCCCGGCGGGCCGTGGAGGTCAGGCCAGGTGGGCCTGACAAGTCCCGATCCAGCGCTGCAGCTCACCATGTCGGCGCTGCAGCTCCAGGTAACGGCCGGGATCACTGTGCGGCAGCAACCCGCGAAGCTCGCGAGCGATCTGCTCGGCCTCAGTGGTGAACTGAGCAATCAAGGCAAGGATCTGATCCTGCATTGTTCAGGACCGGCTCGGGGCCGGGCGGGGTGGTGGCCGTCTCCGGCCGTGAGCCAATCATCCCCGCTGCACTGCCCCACGACCACGCCCCTGTCGCAAACCTTCACACACGCATTCCGCCTAGCATCCCCGCAGCAGCCATGCGCTCATGCAGGCCCGGATCGACGGCACCGAGCTGGTGACCGCCAGACAGGCCCGCATCAGCTTCCGCCAGAGCATCTTCAACGCATGGGCCCACCGCTGCGCCTACTGCGGCCAGCCGGCACAGAGCCTCGATCACATCCAGCCCAAGGCTCGCGGCGGCCTCACGGTGCGGCAGAACCTGGTGCCGGCATGCCTGCGCTGCAACCGACTGAAAAGCCACCGCGAGGTGTTCTCGTGGTGGCGACTGCAGCCGTTCTGGTGCGCCGATGCTCAGGCATCGCTGATCGCTTGGCTCCGCTCCGGCGAGTAGCAGCAGCACTCAGCTGCGAAGCCCAGGCCCTCCTCACGTGGGTCTGGAAAGTCCAGGTCGCAGGCGGCACCGCGCCAGTGCTGGCACCGCTCGCAGCTGTGCTCAGCTGTCGGCGCGAGGTGGCGGCGGCGATGCCAGCGCGGGATCTCCGGGCACACGTTCCGGTGGCTGAGCCCTTGGCGAACCTGGCGCACGGCTTCGCGTGATGTGCTGCCCATCTGCCTGGCCATCTCGGCATTGCTGAGATCGAACGACAGCAAGACTTCGCGGACCTGATCGGGGGTGAGCATGGCAGGGATGAGAGAAGGGTCCGGGCCTCCGATGCCGCCAGCTACGGCAGCCAGCACCCCACGTACTGACTGCAGCGGTGCCCGCCCTTACGGGTGGGGCCGACCCGGGTGGTCACAGTTTGACGTCCGCGTCGAAGACGTAACGAGGGGCGCTGTTCGGCTGCTCAAGCGCGGTGAATGTCATGCCAGCGATCGTCAGCCCAGTGGCGCGGCTGAAGGCGTTCGCCGCATCGGCGAAGGTGCGCAGCAGCTGCTCCTTGGCTTGGATGGCTTCTTCGATGGTCATGGTGCTGGGGTACGATTTGGGCTCCATTGTTTGATCGATGGGCAGTCCGCTGCGGCCGGCAGCGGTGAGGCGGACACCGCGTGAGGACCCGCCACCGGCCAACCAATTCAATAGCTGATGCGCACCTGGGCGATGCCGTCGAGCGGCACACCGAGACGCCAAGCAGCGCCAGCTGAGAGATCGAGGCTGTTGCAGTCGCAGCGGTCGGTGACCGGCACCGTCAGCACCCGGCTGCCGTGGCGCACCGTGACGCGGGTGCCGCAGGGCAGCCAAGGATGGGCGGCCGACACGCCCCAGTGGCGGTAGATGCCGCCGCAGTAGGCCGGGCCGCCGTTGAACTCCTGGTGATAGACCGTGGCTGTCACCGGCCGGCCGGCGTGATGCGCGAGGGCCGGGCCCTGCAGAAGCAGGGCCGCGGCGAGGGTGATGCGTCGGATCATGCGCGGGCCTTCCTGCTGCCCTTGCGGCTGCGGCGAGCGGGGACCGGGGCCGGGGCCGGGGCCGGGGCCGGAGCGATGGCCAGCACCGGCACGACGACCGGCTCAGGCGTCATGCCTACCAGCAGGGTGCTCCAGGCGGTGGCCAGCTCGTCGTTGCGGGCCTCCAGCGCCTGACGCAGCAGACGGCCCAGGTCGTAAGCCAGCTCGGCGGCGAGCACCAGCAGTGTGGCGGCGAAGGCCAGCACCGCAGCGGTTACCCGAGCGGCGCGTTCAATGTGCGGGCCCCAGTTGGACAGGGCGATGGACTTGATCGTGTTCATGGCTGATCGGTGGTAGATGGACGATGGCCCAGAGGGCCAGGACAAGAAACAGGACAGTCTTCATGGGGTTCGGGCGTCTCCGCCCTGCGGTCATCATCGGCGCAGCACCAGCCGGTTGCGGTGGTGCTGTCACATAGCTTCACAATCCCACGGTGAGCTGATCACCCGCCACCGGCCCATCAGCACCTGCTGGCGCCCGTACAGGAACCCGCAGAGCGTGCTGACCGGCACGCCCCGCTTCTGCGCCCATTCACGCCGGCGCGACACCGGCAGCCGGATGGTTGTTTTGGTCGACCGGCACCGCAGCACCCAGGCTGGCTCATCTTCCAACCTGGGGCCATCGGTGGCGTGCTTCTTCACCCACCAGATCCATGTGCCCGATCGGTTGCTGACCGAGCACCGCCGGATCAGCCCGCGATCCTCAAGGGTGCGCAGGCTGCGGTTCAGCGTCGCTCGATCGGTGCCAAGCTGCTCAGCCAGATCAGCCAGCTGTTCCCACCATCCGGGGCATACCTGCTCCAGCTGCACCATGACCAGCACCATCTCAGCGCGATGGTGCTGGCGCAGGTGAGCCAGAAAGACTGGCTCGATCACGTCAGAACGGGATGTCGTTCTCGGCGACCGGCGCGACCGCGGCAAGATGCGGGGCCGGCGCAACTGCAGCGGGCATCGGCGCTGGTGCAGCAGGGGCAGGTGCAGCGGCCTGAGCCTGGGCGTCGCTGAACTTCTCGATGTTCTCCGCCGTGAACCGCTCAGCCAGACGCTGCTGACCGTTCCGATCGGTGTAGAGCTCAGGCTCTTCCACCCGACCGTAGAGGAACACCTTGTCGCCCTTCTTGACGTAGTTGCCCACGTACTCGGCCGACTTGCCCCATACCGCCACATTCACCCAGCGCGCAGCCTGTTCTTGGCCTTGCCGGCGTGGCTGACGCACAGCCACTGTGAAGTTGGCGACCATCTTCCCGTCGTTGAGATACTTCAGCTCAGGATCTCGTCCGAGGTTGCCTGTGATCTGTCCGATGTAAGCCATTGTGGTGAAAGTTTCTCGAAAGCGTGGATCCCCTCTGCGGGGTAAAGCACCCGGGCGCCAACCCGGATGTAGGGCGGGCCCTTGCCCGCATGACGCCAGTTGGCCAGCGTCTGATCACTCAGACGCCAGCGATCGGCGAGCTCCTTGGATGTGAGATACGCTCGCTCACTCATGCAACGCACTCCTCAAAATGGATCATCAGCGATGACCTCCGTGATCAGATTCTGTGCAGCCTCTGCTTGATCAACAGGCGATTCCTCGCCAGAGTCGGTGTCTGGTGTTGCAGCGGTTGAGCCAGCGATGATCTTCTGGTTCAGCTCGGCGACGACACTGCCGCCGCCAGTGGCCGGCTCCTCGCGCACCGTCACCGGCCGCACCTCGGCCTCTTCGCGGACGCCCAGGCCGAACAGCACCTCAGGCATGTAGAGGTTGATCAGCCGGGTCGCAGCGCGCCAGCGCAGCATCTGCTCTGGGATCGAGCGGTACTTCGGATTCCGGGTCCAGCCGTCGGCCGCGGCCTCCTTCATCGTGACCGTGGCGGTGATCACCTCGCCGGTCTCGCGCATCACCGCCGTGGCGGTCACCTCCAGCGCGTCGCCGGTGCCCTTGCTCTTCCAGCTGATCGGCCCCTGGAGCAGGCCCGACTTGTTGGCGCGGCTGATGGCGAATCTGGAGGAGGTGTTCGGCCGGCCGTTGATCACCGACATCTCCTGAAACAGCAGCATCGGGTGCTCACCCAGCTGCTCGGCGTAGAGCATCGCCACCAGGCACGCCTCAGGCTTGCCCTGGAAGTGGGGCGGCACCATGCCGCTCATGCTGAACGCCTTGGCCAGGCGGTAGCGGTGATCGAGCGCTGCACCGTCATGCAGGAAGGCCAGCGCTTGGTTGTTGCTGGTCGTGGTCGTGAGGGCTGTGGAGTCGGTCATGGGTCAGTTGGGGGTGAGTTGGTGGATTCAATGGCCGCCGCCAGCTGCTCAAGCGCTGGCACTGGATCCTGGCGAAGAGCTGCCAGGAACTTCTCGCTGCGGATGGCCTCGCGGATCATCTCGGCGGCGGTGCTGATACCTCGGTCGAACGACAGGCTGGCCGCCTCGATCGCAACGCGGAAGATCATCTCGCGGGCATTGAGGTTGGTGTCAGTCACGACACCACCCCGGCAGCTCGATCGGCTCCTGCACCAGGTCGCCATAGCCCGGCCAGCGGCCAGAGGCCCAGCACTCAGCCAACAGCGCCATGGCCGCCTCGATCCGGCGCTGGCCGGCGGCGATCATGGCACCGCTCGCGGGGTAGACCGCCACGGCGAACGGCCGCACGTTCTCCACTGCGATCGTGATGAACTGCTCGGCACCCAGCGCGTCCTGGTTCCAGGCCGCCTGGACGTGATAGTCCAGGTTGGCGATGCTCTTGGCGAACTCCACCCGGCTCGCGTCACGGGTGGTCTTCACGTCCACCACGATCCTCCTGTCTTCCGAGTGCCAGTCCGGCCTGGTCTTGCAGGCGAGGCCCGTCTGGGGATCCTCCCACGTGTAGCTGGCCTCCCGCCGGCCTGGGAGCTCCAGCAGGAAGCCAGCCGCCGGGTGCTTCCGCACCTGGTCCGCCATGCGGCGCACCTGGTCCGCATCGTCGGGCGACAGCACGATCTTCCCGGCCGCCTCCCGCTCGAACTCGGCGGCCAGCTCCTTGCCGACCTTGGTCCGGCGGTCGAAGCTGTGCGGCGGCACCGCGATGGTGGTGTCCCAGAGCTCAGGCTCCAGCACCGCCGTGTGGAGGGCGGTGCCCATCAGCATGGCCGGCGTCGGCTCCCGCTTCTCGCGGTCCTCTGCCAGGAACTGGTCGTAGTAGTGCAGGGGGCTGCGCCCGAGCACCTTGATCTGGCTGGGCGAGACCGCTTTGAGTGCGTGGTAGGCCTCGTTCGTGAGGCCTGGGTGGTGGGTGAGGGTTGGCATCCAGCCTGTGGATTGCGTGGTCAGTCTCGACCCTACGGCCTTCCCGTCCCTTACTTCCGCTTCCCGCTGCATCCCGTCACATACCTTCACAAAGCATTGATTTCGCGGGATAATCTGCCATCCTCAAGGCCACGTCAACCCCTACCGTTGGGCCTATGCAGGTCACTCTCCGCCCCTACCAGCAGCAGGCCGTCGCCGAGATCCGAGGCTCCTACCAGGCCGGCTGCCGCCGTGCGCTGTTCGTCCTCCCGACCGGTGGCGGCAAGACCGTGGTCTTCACCCACATCGCCGAGCGCGCTGCCATGCGCGGCTCCCGCATCTGCATCCTCGTTCACCGCCAGGAGCTGGTCGATCAGTCCAGCCGCTCCCTTCACGCCATAGGCTGCAACCACGGCGTCATCGCTGCCGGCTACCGGCAGGACCTCAGCCACACGGTTCAGGTGGCCAGCGTCCAGACCCTGGCCCGGCGGCTCCACCAGATCCCGGCCGGCTTCTTCCAGCTGCTGATCGTCGATGAGGCCCACCATGCCGTCGCCGGCACCTGGGCCAAGGTGCTGGAGCACCACCAGGGCGGTCACGTCCTCGGCGTCACCGCGACGCCCGAGCGCCTTGATGGCCGCGGCCTGGGCGATCAGTTCGAGACCTTGATCGAGGGCCCCGACGCCGGCTGGCTCACCGAGCAGGGCTTCCTCGTGCCGGCCCGGGTGTTCGCCCCTCCGGGCATCGACCTCTCCGGCATCAAGCGCTTCGACACCACCAAGGGACGGCACGAGGCAGACGACCGCCTCAAGCAAGGCCAGGCCATGGGTGATGCCGTGAGCCACTACCGGCGCACCATCCAGGACGAGCACAACGGCACCGCCATCGCCTTCTGCTGCTCGGTCGCCCACGCCGACGCCTTGGCCGAGGCCTTCCGCTCCCAGGGCATCGCCGCCGCCCGGCTCGATGGCGCGATGGACCGCGGCGAGCGTCGCCGGCTGATCAACGACCTCGGCGCTGGCACCCTCAAGGTGCTCACGAGCTGCGACATCATCTCAGAAGGCACCGACATCCCAAGCGTCACCGGCGCGATCCTGCTCAGGCCCACCGACAGCCTGGGCCTCCACCTCCAGCAGGTGGGCCGGGTGCTCCGGCCGGCGCCGGGCAAGCGCTGGGCGATCGTCAACGACCACGTGGGCAACAGCCTCCGCCACGGCCTGCCGACCGATCAGCGCGAGTGGAGCCTCGAGGGGCGCACCAAGCGCACCAAGCGCGCCGCCAGCGAGGCCCTGCCGGTCAAGGTATGCGATTCCTGCTTCAGCACCTTGCCATCGGCCGAGCCGGTCTGCCCGGTGTGCGGCTTCGTGTTCCCACCGCCCGCCCGTCGCGAGCTGGTCACCGTCGACGGCACCCTGCAGGAGCTCACCGCGCGAGACGCAGCACGCCAGCGGCGCAACGTCGTCGGCCGGGCCCGCACCCGCGAAGAGCTCGAAGCCATCCGACTCGAGCGCGGCTACTCTCGCGGGTGGACTGATCACATCTTGAGGGCGCGTGGAGGTGCTCGGGCATGACTGAGGCACCATTGCTCCACCTTGGCGACTGCATGGAGGTGCTTCGCACCCTGCCCGACTGCAGCGTGGATGCCGTCGTGACCGACCCTCCCTACGGCTTGGCCTTCATGGGCAAGCGCTGGGACTACGACGTCCCAAGCGTGGAGGTGTGGGCCGAGTGCCTGCGCGTGCTGAAGCCCGGCGGCCACCTGCTGGCGTTCGCCGGCACGCGGACGCAGCACCGGATGGCGGTGCGGATCGAAGACGCGGGCTTTGAGATCCGGGACATGATCGCCTGGATCTATGGGTCGGAGTTCCCGAAGTCGCTGGACGTGAGCAAGGCGATTGATAAGGCGGCGGGGGCTGAGCGGGAGGTGGTGGGGAGCCGGAAGCTCACCGGCACGGCGCGGATAGTTGGCGGTCAAGGTGGCGCAACTGCCGGCAGGACCGGCGAGGCCTATGCCGATGCAGAGATGCGTGACACCCTGCAGATCACCGCCCCCGCCACTCCTGCCGCGCAGCAGTGGTCCGGCTGGGGCACCGCCCTGAAGCCAGCACTGGAACCGATCACCATGGCCCGCAAGCCGCTGGCCGGCACCGTGGCCGCAAACGTGCTGGAGCATGGGACTGGGGCGCTGAATGTTGATGGGTGCCGGATCGGCACCAGCAAGAACGTCCCAGCCAGCGTGAGCAAGAAGGCCCCGGCGAACTGCTATGGGCAGTTTCGCGAAGCCGGAGAGACCCCAGGAGTCGGCGGTCACAATCCGAACCTGGGCCGCTGGCCGGCAAACCTGATCCACGACGGCAGCGATGAGGTGGTGGGGCTGTTTCCGCAGAGCCAGGGGATGCAGCAAACGGTGTTGCGGCGAGGCGCAACCACCGGGACATCCATCGGCGGCAAAGGCCGCTATGGGGAAGCCGCTCCTCAGGAAGTCGAAGCTGGCTACGGCGACTCGGGCAGCGCTGCCCGGTTCTTCTACTGCGCCAAGGCCAGTAAAGCCGATCGCGGCGATGGCAACATGCACCCGACCGTGAAGCCCACCGAGCTGATGCGCTATCTGTGCCGGCTGGTGACGCCCCCCGGCGGTGTGGTGCTGGATCCGTTCATGGGCAGCGGGTCAACAGGCAAGGCCGCAGTACTGGAAGGGTTCGACTTCATTGGCATCGAACGCGACCCGGCCTATCACGCCATTGCCGAGCAACGAATCAATCAGCCGATCCGGCACCAACCCTCTCTCTTCAATCCCTCAGACCATGCCGCGTTCGGATGAGGCCAAGGTCCAGAACGACATCCGCATCGCCTGCGGTGCTGGCCCCGCTCGCCTCTGGCGCAACAACACCGGCGCGCTCAAGGACGCAACCGGCCGCTTGGTGCGCTACGGCCTCT